TGCTGTTTGTCTTGGCGTGTCTTGGTAGTTAGCCCCTAGTTAGACTAAGGGGCATTGTCCGCCAAGACTCAACAATTGTAGCACCGAATAACAATGACTTGCTATGTTTAAATGGTCAGGTCGTCTAGCTGACCGCCACTATTAACAGTAATTTGCTCCTCGGTAGGCATGTAATTAGGTTTAAGTAATCCGCCACCGCAATAAGGATACGATCCTTGTCCGGCAGGCTGCATTCTGTTTTGATTCATTACTGGTGGAATGGTATTAAATAAACTTCTATATGCAGTGTCGGCTTCTTCTCGCATTTCATTAGGAAAGGCTTTACCGAAAGCTGGGGCCAGATTCTTATAAAGAAGAAGTGTAACCGCTTGAATATTGGAATCCACTATTCCCGACTCTTCGCTAGGGTCTGGGTAAGGGTATTCTGGTGACTTATTGTAAGACAGGAATAAGCCATTATTCTCATAAGAAAGAATCATTCTTTCCAATGTAGCAAGCGCAATACTTGTATCTTCTGGCGACGGGTCTACTGTTAAACCACTAATACGCATTAAGATATAAGACTGAGTTACTATCTCACCCTTCTTTAGTGTCGACATCTTTTAGCTCCTCTAGTTGAGCCTCTAACTTAGCAATAGAAGAACGTCCGGCAGGTTTGCCGCCTAGCTTCTTAATTTCTTCTCGCAAGCTTTTCTCTGCTGTTTTATCTTCAGTGAAAACCGCTTCAATAGCCGTGGCATCATCTAACGACAAGCACCACCCATTGTTAATTGCCTCATTAACTTCTCGTTTGTTAAATGCTTTTACAGTATAGCTTGCGCCTGACTTTGTTTTCCAGTCACCGCCTGATTTATACAAGTGTTTCATTTTTAATACCCCTTAAAGTAAAAAGCCCTCATAACGAGGGCTAATTAATTAAATAACCAGTCTATGCCTGACTATCTAAGATAACACCTACTTGGCTAGGCAGCCAAACTTCACAATCGAAGAAGATAACCGCTTTAAGCAGCATTACTTCATTGTCTGGATCATACCAGTAAGTGAAGCGCATCGGTAAACCTTGTTCAGTCGTTGCGTCTACCTTATCAACACCACCGCCCTCTACTGGCAAGTTACCAGGTACTAGCTTGATAGAGTCATCAGCCCAGAATACAGAAGGTGAGTTATTAGCGATGTTTAAGAACGTGATAGGCGCTTCATCTGCCGCTTCTGCTGAACAGTTGCGGTAAGGGCCATCAACGATAATAGCAGGAGAAATAACAGCAGTAGTTCCATTGGATACGCTATTAACGGTAAACGTCATTAGCTCGCCAGTAGTTTCGCGTACTTCTGGGTTTAAGCGGTCAACGCCTGCAATAGTGAACTTATCACCAGCCTTAAGGCCAGCAGTAGCACTAATAGTCAGGCTCATTTCACGGTTATCAACTGGCACGTCATTAGCGTCTTTAGTTGTAACAGTGTGCTTTTGTGCGCCGGTAACTTTTACACCGCTTGCAGCTTGAGCCGCTAAAGCTAGACGATAGTCAGCGCGTGAAGCTTGATCAAATCCACCAATCTGATTAGGAATGATAGAACGCTCATATGCAGTCTGTGGTAATCCACCATGGTACTGATTAAGCGCTAGCTGGTCGCTAAGGTCTTTATAGTGAGGGATAGACAAGTGCAAGTTAGAAGCGTAACCGCCTAAACCAGCATCTAACATCAATACTTCTGCTGCTGAGGTGTCAGACTGCTTGATAGCGCCTGCACTTGTAACAGTCATGTTAGCGCGTGTGATAGCCTTGTTGTAGCAATAAATATCTACAGCATTACGCATTTCACGAGAGAAGCCCTGAACAGCCATTTTACGTAAACGAGGGTCACGCAATTCTTTGGTACTGATCTTAGACTTGATGTATAGAGACTTATTACGACGAATAGGAATCAAGCGATCAGTCAATGCTTGTGCATCTGAGTTATCAGCTTGAGATACAAAGCCATCGTTAGACTCGAAACGGAAGTCTTCAGGTAGATACTCAACGTCATCCAAACGCTGACCGTCTGTGTCGCCCATACCGAAAGTAGGAAGCATTTTTGAGAAGCCAGCCGCAATATTGGTTTCTTCAACCACTTCATCGACTAGCGTCATCACGTCTTTTAATAATGAATTATCAGCCATTTTTGTTCACCTTAACTAGATTTTAATTTCTTTTGTTCGGCCTTGTAAGCTTTGAAGTCAGGTATAGAACCCGTTTCCATCCACTTCTCTTTAGCCTTCTGAACACGAGCATTGATGTCTTCAATCTGCCCGTTGCTCTTGATACTTGGTTCTGGTTTTGAATCAATGGGCTTACGCTCACGAACCTTCACAGCTTTTTCAAGATCACGCAAAATACGTCCGATCTGTGCCGGATTATTAGCATATTTAACAAGCTCGCTTACTTTGTGTGGCATTTTATCCATCGCAACGTAAGCCTTGGCTGGGTCAACATCATATGTATGTGCAAACTGGGCTATTTGTTCCATAATCGGGTAGCCACTTGCAACACCAAAGGCACTGATTAACTTATCTTCTACACTCTCACGAATACCGTCATAATCCTTCATAGACTTACGAATAGCAGTCTCCGAATCATGCAAGTGGTACTCTTGGTCGTCAGATAAAGAAAACTCCGTCTCTTTTGACTCAACTTTCTTGCTAGCTTTAGCTTTTCCGTGGTTTCGCCATTCGTCGTATGCAGCGTCGAATTCTTCGTCACTGTCATAATCATACGCACTTGGTCGCTTACCTCGGGTAACTTCGCTTACCTTAGATTCCATCTCTTCAAGACGTTTTTCTAGTCGGTCAGCTCGTTCCTTTTCAGCCTTGGCTATTTCTGCCTTTTCTTTTCGCTTGCGTTTTTCTTCTTTCCAAGCTGCACGAGTTTGGCGCTCGTCCATTTTATTAGGCTCTTCTTGCTGGTCGCCTTCAACGTCTACAATAACCTCTAACTCTTCTGTGTCCTCGACTTGTGGTGTAGTCTCGGTTGCCTCTGATTCAGTCACCACAACATCATCAGGTTGAACAGTTTCGCCTAGTGTTTCGGTCATATTTCCAGAATCCATAAATTATCCTCGTCTTATGGTGAACGAATAACGCTAAATTATGGCCTTAGCGGTTGCCATTGATTTGAATTATATAATCAATATTATGAATAATGCAAATTAGGTCATTTATCTTGTGAATACTAACAGGCACAAAAAAGCCTTGAATAACATTAGCTAGACAAGGCTTTATTATTTACTGCTGAATCATTGGCGAAATGATTTTAGTCATGTTGTCGATTTGCTTACCTTCACCCTCGACAAGCTTGTTCTGGTTATCAATCATCTTGCCTTGAGTGTCAATCTGTATGTTTTCAATCTTAACGCCTACCTCTGCCGCCTTGATATTCAACTCTTTGTCTTTAAGTTGCAGCTTGATTAGTTCGATACGGTTTTTCTCTGCGTCGTTCTCTTCGTTCTGTAATGCCGCTTGACCTTCCATTATTCTAGCTTGGCCTTCTGCCTCTGCCAACATAACTTGTGGGTCTTGCTGCTGTTGTGCCTGTTGTTTCTGGCGTTGAATAAGCATCTCGACATGCTGAGTTTCTTCGTCAGTCTTAGGCTGCGGGTCTAGCCCCATACTTAATAAAATCTCTAAGTTCTGGAACCTAGCAATGCGTCTTGAGTCTTGCGTGTCTTCTCCCGTTGTAGTCATGATTAAGTTATTTAGTGTTAACTGACCCATCGGTGTACTTGTGTCGGCAAACTGCAAAATTTCTAGATTAGACTGTCTATCTGCTTCTTTCTTAGACTTGTGGCTCTCCCCTGTTTTAATAACTACGTCATAGCTTCCTTTGCATGAGTTCTTAAACGGGCCATACATTTGCTTGTCCTGGTCAAACTCATACTGCATTGTCTTAATCTGGCTGTATGAACCGTCCGGACCTTCAAGTCTTAATGTGCGCTCATTCTTAAAGTAAAGCTTCTTGGCTGCGCATATCCACGTTTCACAAGCTGCCTTTAATGACTGCATAGCATTTTGAAACATTGGCTGGTATGAGTCATCAGCTCTCTGATTAACTTCTTTTATGGCTTCACCGGAAGTATTAGCAGATACAGTAGAGGCACCACTTCCGCCTTGTTCGGTGAGATTGTCATTCAAGAATTGAATACCAGCCTGCAGACCTGTTCCAAGTTGAGGCGGCATATGCTTACCAACTGGCCCCATGTGAGTAATATTTCCAGCCTTGTCCTTAACTGGGTCACTCATTAAGTATGCGTAATTCTCCTGAGTTCTTGAAGCGTGCATTTCTGCGAATCGTTGTACCTGCTCCGGTAAGTATTCAGGCGTTTCAACTTGTGGCTGTGCCATTATCTCCATCATAGAGCTAAAGCCCATATTCAAGAATCGCTGATTGTCTCGCTGCCTTGCCACTTCTCCACAATAATACTCAATGCCATTAATAACGGTGTGGTAGCCATACTGGGGGATGATAGGAATAGTTTTAAATGGGGTCTTAGAAGGCTTAATCAGGTAAGTATCACCCGTCATCAGCGCATATTCTACGCAGGTAGTTTTCTTCACCTTCTTCTCGTAAGGATAAATCTCTATCATTCCATCCAGAGTTTCTTTGTCGATGGTGTCTCCCATCTCATCCTTAATCTTTCGACCTTCTTTTGTGATCAGGTAATCACCAAATCTATATTCAATTACCTTGCGTTCAACTACTTCGTAATAGTGTGCAATGTAAACGTCTTTGGTATCGTCGCACGTCCAATCAAAATACTCATAGGTTGACTGGGGGAATGATGCAATTGATACCCCGTACTTGTCTTCAGTATCTTTCCGGTTAACTCTCACAAGCTGCCAGCATTGAGTAGCGTCTCGTTTATCCTTACGAAGCGCACCAGCACCAAACACGACACTAGATGCTGCTGAGTAAATAGGTTCTAGTGCAAGGTTTTGATAATCCTCGTTCTCTTCCTCTTCATCCTCATACTTAGCAACAATTTTAAACGCGCCAAATCCACCGTGGAAGGCTTCATCCGCTGCATTGTTTAACGCCTCTATGCCATCACTAGAATTAAAGTCATTTCTCCAGCGTGACTGTAGCAACTCCGCGCTATCGTCTGTCGCTTCTTCACTGTTAGAAATAATCTTTGCGTTCATCTCTAAGCGTTCATACTGACCAAGTATTCTATTGATCTGTCTAGCTATCTTGTTGTTTTCAGGCTTTGACTTATTCTTGAATTGCTCAACGTCAGAACCGCGCCATTGTGCGCCCGGTATCTTAGCAAAGCGCATGTCTTCAATGACTTGTTGATTCTTGTCGTAATTCCCGTCAATTGAACGGTTAAAATCTACTCGATTTAGTTCTATGTCTTTCATTCTGACTACCAACTATTTTTAATAGGTACAATTAACGGGGCGATGTCAATTGGTTTTATGTGATTAATTATACTTGCTTTGTCGAAAGATAGCACACACGCGTCAAAGAGGTTCGGTGAGGGTATTGTAAGCCTGCTACCATCAGGCATTGAAACACCTTTTCTTAGTTCTGGCTTAGTGTAAAACCTAACTGTATCACCTTGTTTAATTGGAACCTTTGATGACTCAGCTTTTAGCTTTTCCATCATCTGAGGCTTAATACCTGTCTTTGTTTTATCGTCATAAGTAGCAAAGCTAATCAAAGTATCAGGGTCGTGATACTTACCTTCAACAACCGCCTCCCAAGTTCTAAATATGCGTTCAGAATAAGACAGTATGTTTTGAGCTTTCTTATTATATAAAACGTCTTTATTAATTAGGTTGTCAGCTCGATTAGTTAAGCCTGCCGTCTCGCTTTTAAATTCTGCCTCTGGGTCGTTTATTTCTGACGAACCTTTATATGCGTATATGTTTACTGTCTTACCACTAAATGACTTATCAACATTATCTCTTAGTGTTGCGCCAAGTCCGTCAGCATCGTAACCAAATGAATCGCACCCATCTAAAATAGCCCTCTTGCAAGCCTCATCAATCTTTCTGTTTCCGTTCTCGCCTTGTATTTCATCGACTGCAAATACAACGATACCCTGTCTCGCCATATAGCCGCATGGGTCATTACCTGTGTCGGAAGGGTCGCAAGCTGCAACAATTGCCCCCCTCTGCTCAATACCCAATTTCTTATGTGCATCAATACAAGCTGTAAACCAGTCTTCGTTAATAACTGAATTAGCTATCTCATCATTAAATGAGCCGTCCCATATTCCTTTGTATCTGGCTTTAGACATAATACCTTTCTCGACCTTAGACCTATCTTTGTCTAACTCTTGCTGTAATGACTCGTCATGCTCAAACCACGGATTATCCTTATACGTCAGCTTAACAATCATGTGATGATCATCTTCATAAATGCCATCACGATCTAGCTCGGCTTGGTAGGGAATTATAAACTCCTTTGACATTGGATCTTGTGAGCTTCCGGTGTTCCATAAATACCATAGTTCGGCGCCTGATATGTCGCGCAATGTCGGCCCTAGTGTGTCGATAGTTTTCTGGCTTGTCTTCTCTGCTTCTTCCATCAAAAACCGTTTGAATGAAGAAGCACCTTTCATGTCGATGATATTTTGCATTCCACCAAACACAAACTTACCGCCGTTTGAATTCCTTATCTCCCACTTAGAAGAAACAGATATAAAACCACCTAAGCCAGATTTTTTAATCGTTGTTTCAATGCCAGAAAATATGGAATCTTTCAGCGCCTTCATTCTTTCCCTTAGAACAAAGTTTTTAATGCCGCTTGAGTGAACTTCCGACACAAACACATTTTGAGCGAACATGGTTTTCATGCCGCCACGACCACCAAACAAGCACTTGTATTTTTTGTACTTCAATATGAATGGTTCTAGCTTAGGCACTAATAATACAGTTGGTTTGTCATCAGTAGGTTTCATATCACCTATTGAACCTTTCCAGCGCCTTATGATATTAGGCACCAGCTCGCCATCTATATTATCAACCCTATCTACCACACCATATACAGTTGGTTCTAGTGAACCGCTAGCAGCTTTGATTAAAGGTTCAATCCTATCTAATCTCTTTGTAAGCGTATTAGACATTAAATGCTTTCTCTAAAGACTCTATTCTCTTCTGTAGCTCTGTTACTTC